ACCATCATTAGTTACAATACCATCAGCATCTGCTAATGTTATAGAACTACCTACAGATGTATCACCATCTAATAAATTTAATTCAGCTGTTGTAGCTGTTGCACCATCTAATATTTCTAATTCTGCCTCTGATATACCTGCAGATCCAATAGTTACTGTACCTGCAAAAGTTACATTAGCACCACTAAATGTCATAGCAGTTGTAGGTGTAGATCCTGATTTAATTACAAGCTCTCCACTAGAATTTGTTAAACTACCAAAAGTTGTACCATCATCTTTAAGTGTGACATCTGCTCCGCCAGCATCTAAAATAATGTCTGCACCAGCATCTAATGTAATATCACTAGAGTTATCTATCTCTGCAATAACAGGTGTTGTTAGTGTTTTGTTTGTTAATGTTGCAGTTGAAGATGTTGATACTAATCTAGCATCACCACCAGTGCTTGGTAGAGTTAGAGTATTTGAAGCACTCTCTGAATGTGGTGCAGCTATTACAATTTGTCCATGTGAATTAGCTTCACAATTAAATTTTATAGCACCTTGATTAGTGTTACCTTTTATAACAACTTTTCCTGTTCCATTTGCAGCTAGTTCTATATCTGCATTAGATGTAGTAACAATATCTGCACCATTCATATCAAGATTACCACCTAATTGAGGTGTAGTATCTTCTACAACATTTGATATTGCACTTGATGTAGCTAGTCCTGCTACAATTGCTGATCTTGCTATTTTTTTAAGTCCACCACCTGAAGTGTCTACTGCTAAAAATACATCATCGTTAGCAACTGTAGATATTTCTGATAATGAACCTACTGCTATAGAATTAAAGTTTGTACCATCTGCAATTAATAAATTACCTGCAGTATTTGTACCCATAGTAATATCATCACCAGATACTGTAAGATCTCCAGATATAGTTAGATTTCTAAGTCCAGTTAAGTCTTTATTAGAATCTACTATTACTGCTTTAGATGCACTTACAGTTCCAGCTGTAATTCCATCAACTAAATTTAATTCTGAAGCTGTTGAAGTAACACCATCTAATATATTTAACTCTGCAGCTGTTGCAGTTATATTAGTTCCTCCAATATCTAAAGTAGTCATTGATACTTCACCTGCTACTGTTAGTACTCCATCAGCAAGTGTCAATAAATCTGTATCATCTGTATGACCTATAGTTGCACCGTTAATATTTATATTATCGATCACAGCCTGTGTTATAGCACTATTGGTACCAAGGGTAGCCCCATCTACCGTACCACCGTTTATATCGGCTGTATCGGCCACTAAAGCATCAATATTTGCTGTACCATCAATAAATAGATCTTTAAACTCAAGAGAGGAAGTTCCTAAGTCTATATCATTATCTGTAATAGGTACAATAGCACCATCTTGTATTCTTAACTGCTGTACAGCAGCTGAAGATACTTCTACATAAAATTCTAAATGATTATTACTTGTATCAACAAGTATCTTATTTAAAGCATCACTATCTCTAAGAGTAGTTACAGGTCCACCATCACCCGCAGTTCCATCATGCGTGTGTCCTGTAGATGCATTAAACGCTGCTAATAACTGGTTAAACTCATCATTAGAATGAGCAGCCGTTATAGTATCGCCTGATGTATATGTTGCTTGTCGTGCTGAATAGCCTGCCATTATCTTCTTCCTCCTGGGGTAAATTCTAGTTGAAAGCCTTTGATTGAAAATGCATCTGAACTACTTTGATCATCTATTTTAAGTGCAACTGCAAATCCAGATCCTTCTACTGATTGTCTAATTAGTGGTATACCTGATGCATTATATGTTGCATTATTGTATTGGGCAACTCCATAAACTGCTGCACCTCCACCTGATGTTATTGATATTTTATCTGGTTGAGGAGTATTTTGATCATCATAATCATATCTAACTGCTAAATCTGCTGTAACAGTTGTACCTTCTCCCTCATAGTTTAAATTAACTCTTTGCATATATTTTCTAATACCTGGATCACCCATAACCATATCTGGTGATCTAAATACTGCTAATATTGTAGAGTTAGTTGTACCATTAGCAAATGTATTTCCTGTTTCCATTTTATAAATAAAACCATCGAAACCTCCAAATACTTGTGTTTCCACACCGCTAATAAAATCTGAATCTGTGCATGAAGGTTTAATACCTATCATATCTGAATATTCAAAACCAATACCGCCTGTATTAGGATTAGTTTTTAATACACCTATAATTCCTTTTGATGAACCTTGTGATCCTGCAGTTGTAGGGTAAAATAATCTGTATTGAGATTTATCTCTAATAACTAATGATGATATTCTATTTAATCCTATATCATCAATTCTAGATTGTATTTGTCTAGATATAGATCCTAGTTCAACGTCACCAATTCTAGCCGTACCAGCAATAGTTCTTAATCCATCAGGTGCTAAGAATATAACATCACCACCAATCTCTTGAATACTACCACCATCTCTACATCCAATATTTCTTGTAACTTCTTGCACTGCAAAATTACTTGATGATGTACCTGTTAATTTATATATTCTATCTTCACAGAATACAATTAATTCATTCCTAAATACTTTTAATCCAACAACAGTAGAGTCAACTCTAAATGATCCTGCACCACTAGCTGATGTAAAATTATCTTCTGCAAATGGTACACTAAATATAACTTCTTGTGAGTTAGTTGCACCTGCATAAAACATATGGTTTTGAAATACTTTTACAAATTTAGGATTAGTTGGTGCTGTTCCACCACCTGTTGCATTTACTACATCTACACTAAAACTTGAATCTATTATCTGTGCAGGTGAATGTCCTGTTGCAATAATTAACTTATCAGTACCATTAAAATTAAATTTTTCAAAATCGTATGCTCTTGTTGCTGTGCCTAATCCAGTTGTTAGTGATGTAAAACTTCCAGAAGTTGTACCTCTATGTATATCTCCACCTCTTGCAACAATAACCTGTCCATTAAATACTATTGAACAATCTACTACTTTACTAGTATTACTAGATCCCTGTGGAACTATATTACTATTAAATAGTGCTGTACCTCCAACTCTTCTATATCCACCTTTAATATCAGGTTCAAAGTTTTGTAGTATAAGAGCTTCTCCAGGGGCCATTGAAAATACATCTTTATTCAATGTTAAACCTCCTGCACAACTCACTACAAATGGTGATATAAGGTCAGTAGCTGGCATATATTAAACTGTAGTTTTTTTAATAGTTTTAGCTTTATTTAATTTTCTATTTTTAAAAAATTCTATTACTTCGTCAACATTTTTTGGTGGACGATCAAGACTCATTTCAAATGTTTTTACAGCATCTTCATATGAAAGATCTTTAGGTATTCCTGCTACTTTTGTATTTAATTTTTCTGTAGCATTTTTTTCGCCATCCATATTATCAACAATTTTCATGCCGTTTTTCATTTCTTCTGTTATAGCCATAGTATAATTTTACCTTTGTTTATTTACTTTTAATATATCTTTTAAAATTTTAATACCCATACTTCTACCTTTAGAACTTATTGTACTAGGATCTTTTAAGGCTTTACTATATCCTAAATTTTTTAATTCAATTATTTCTGCCTCTGAAAATTCTTTAATTGGAGAAGCAAATAATTTTTTTTCAGCATTACTTTCACCATTCATATTAGTAACAATATTCATTCCATTTTTCTTTTCTTCTTCAAATTTTTTTTCGTTTTTTATAGACATTAACTTACTCTACCTCCTATATTTGTAGCAATACTTTCTCCTATAGTATCAGTTCGCATGTAATCATTTTTAGTAGCATAGTCTACTTTTAATAATCTTAGTTTTCTTTGAAAATCTCTATCTGCTAATTGTGCATGTTGTGGATCTGATCTAAGCATATAAGTATAGTACTTAGCTCTATCTACAATTAATGTTCTAAATCTATCAGGTAATGACATATTATCACCATGTGCAGATAAATCTGTGTGTGTAGTATAGTAATTATAACTTATAGTATACTCACTTGTATTTG